CCACAGAGAGCTTTGATTTGTCTGGATTTTGCACCTCTTACCAGCAAGCAAAAACTTTTGCTTGTTATGCCATTAATACAAGGCGTTTAGTTGATCATGGAATTACTTTTACAACGGCTCCTCAGTATCTGGAAACTATCAGCCCAGGTTCATATTTTAAATTAGTTAGTGAAGTCACTCATACTTCAAGGTTTAGAAATGGTGCTATTTCGGCTAATGGTGAGATTGTGAGTATGGATGGCTTAAAAGATTCTGTTGGTTATCCAAGCAATATTTCTATTTATTATTGGAAGCCTGGAACTGTTGGAGTTAGTGAAGCAACCTTAGATACAACAAATGTTGATGAGAGCCTTTATGGATCTGTTTTCTCTGTTAAAAATACAACGACAGAAAATAAAATTTATAAATGTGAAACTATTTCTTATGGGGAAGAAGGTTTAATAGAGGTATCTGGTAGCTATGCTCCAGTTGATGAAAATGGTAATTTAGCTGTCATGCAAAATTGGGATCTTGATTTTGAGGTGGTAGGAGACTAATGGCAAATTCTGTTCCTTTCCCGCCCTCAATAAAAGTTTCATCAAGAAGCTATAACCCAGGGGTATATCCAAGTGCAAGCTTTCAAAGTCTTGATGGGACAAAGACACATATTAGATATTCAAATAAAAGGGTAGATGCAAGTTTAAAACTAGGTTTTACCAATATTTCAGATGCTGATGCAGCTTTAATTTTAGATAACTATCAGAGTGTTAATTCAGTATGGGATTATGTGAGCTTTGATAATTCCAAAATCACAGATGGTATTGCCTCCAGTTCATTAAAAAACTTTTTAAATGAATCTGGAACATCTCTTAGATGGAGATATTCAAGCCCTCCAGAAGTGATAAGTGTCTTCCCTGGAATTAGTAATGTGAATTGTAATTTTGTTGCTTGTTTAGATTCTTAGCCTTTGATTCTGCCTAAGGAATGATATTCATATAGAATAGATTCAACTTTTGACTAGGGGAAGTGGCTAATTTTTACACAGGCAAAGATGGGGAGTTGTTCATAGGAACATCTTCATCTGCTGTAGGCCAAATAAAGAGCTGGAATTACTCCATGTCTATGGCTGTACTTGAAACCACAAGTCTTGGAGATACTGACCGATTAATTACAGATGGTCTTAGATCTTATTCAGGCAGTGCCACAGCGTCTTATTACACAGCCCAAGCTGGTGGAACTTCTAATGTAAAAGCATTATTAGATGCTGCAATGAAAACTGGCTCTTCTGCTGGTGATGGAACTAATTCTTCTTCTGACAAGGTAGTTTTAAAATTGCGATTATCTGAAGGAACAGGAGATTCAAATGCTAGAGATATTCAATTTGAAGTTTATATAACTGGTGTTTCAATGGGAGTCTCTGTTGGCGAAATAACTAATGTTGAATTTACATGGGAAGCAAATGGAGCACCTTACACAAATACAACTTTAATTAACTAATTGTGAAAGGAATTTATCTTGGACAATATGGTGATATTGAGCTGCAAAGAGATTCCTTAAATTCTTTTTTAGGAACTCAATTAGATCCTAGTGACGTAAATACAACACTAAAAAGATTCTCTGTTAAGGGTGCATCTGGGGCATTGATTACAGGAGATTATATAGATATTGAAACTGTAGATAAATCAAATCTTGAATTAGTAACAGGCCATAACTATCCAGATGGCTCTTGGTTTGTTCATGTTGATGCCTTAGGGGGGTTGAGATTATATACGACATTTGAAGCTTCTATTTCTGGTGGAGTTACAGGGGCTGTTGCTTTATCAACTCCAAGCACTAGAAAAGATATAACGATTAAAACAAGGAATACAAGATTTAGGCATCTTGCAAATATTACGAGCTTTGAAATTAGTACTATGAGAGACTCGGTTGATTTGACTTCTCTAGGAGATCAATTTAAAAGGCAATATGAGGCTGGATTGATTAGTGGTCAAGGAACTATTGAATGTTTATGGGAGCATAATCAAGCAAAAGTAAATCAAGAATGTGGAGATGATGGAGAATTTCCTTTTTATCTTGCTCAGTTAGTCGTAAGGCTTACTCAGGGTGCTGATTTTAAATCTAGGTTCTATATTTACAAAGATAATTCCAATACTTCTAATAGTGTTTGGTATCAGGCAGATTGTGTTGTAACTAATGTTGTAATAAGTGTTCCAGCAACAGAGCAAATTACATCAAGAATTGAATTTGTGACCAATGGAGAAATCAAGTTAAATACTGGATCAGCTCCAAGCTATCTATTGCAAGAGGATACTTATAAGATCCTCCAAGAAGATGGAAGTCCAATTTTATTAGAACAACAATAAAACGTATTAAGCAATTCTGGTTACTGAGGGATAATATAGGTCTAAGGTTTTTTTAGTTTGAGGTTATGCCAGATTTAGAAATAACAGGCTTGCCCGTATTACAAGAAAGTTCTGTAGCAGCAACTGATGCTGCTGTAGTCGCTGATCTTAGTGCAAATGAGACTAAGCAGTTAACTGTTAAAGCATTAATTGCTGGTGGTGTAGCTGTAATTGATGATGGAGATATTCCAGCGGTAAAGGTTGGGACATTAACGACTAACCAAGTTCCAAGCATAGCCATTCAGAATTTGGCTATTACCAATGACAAGATTGAGACTTCTAGTTCATCAACTACTGGAATTGATGGAGGAACGAAATTAAGAGATGGAACGGTTACTGTCGATAAGCTAGATAGTTCAAAATTTGATAGAGGTTTAAGCGTTGTTAGTTCAAAGCTTGGAATCACAAATGTTGTAACTGGTGGAGCTGGAACAAAGAATGGAATTACATATTCAGCAGAAGGATTAATAACATCTGTTGGAGATTTAGCAGCTTCTGATTTAAGTGGAGCTGGAGCAACAACAACAGCCTTAGGAGCTGTTTCTGTTCCTACTGCTGGAGCGTTGGCGATTGATAGTAATAGTGCAATATCAATTGCTGATGTATCTGGTTTGACTCCAGGCACATATGCATCTGTAACTGTTAATGCAAAAGGTCAAGTAACTGCTGGAAGTACAAGTAATACTGCAAGCAATATTCCTACAGCAACCACCAGTTCAAAAGGAGGTGTGATTGTCCCAAGTAATTCTGGGATTGATGTTGATGGTAGTGGAAATATATCTATTGAAACTCAGTCTGGATTGACTGCTGGTGATTACACAAAGCTAACAGTTTCTACAAAAGGAATTATTAGTGCAGCTTCAAATCTTTCTGGATCTGATATTCCTAGCCATAGTGCAGCTCTTTTAACGAGTGGAGAAATACCAGCAGATCGAATTGGCAATAATGCTATTACGACAGATCGCATTTTAAATTCTGCTGTTAATGACGATAAGATTTCAGGAGTTAGTGGAACAAAAGTTGCAACTGGATCTCTTTTACCAGCGGCAATAAATCCAAGTAATTTAGATAGAAGTATCAATGTAAGTTCTGGAAATCTTGGAATTAATAACGCTGTTGCAGGTGGAGCATCTAGTAAAAACGGGATCTCATTTAATAGTGAAGGACTTATTACTTCAGTAGCTGATTTAAGCAATTCTGATTTAAGTAGTGCAAAAGCAACAACATCTGCTTTAGGTGTTGTTCAAGTAGGCAGCGGATTATCAGTTACTGCTGGAGGCGTTCTAAGTGTTGACTCAAGTTCAGTTTTAGGTGCAAATAGTGTTGGAACATCAAACATAATTGATGGAAATATTACTAATGATAAGATTCAAACTTCTAGCTCTTCTACAACAGGAATTGATGCAAGTACTAAGCTAAGAGATGGATCAATAACAGCGGTCAAGCTTTCAACTTCAAACATTGATAGAAGTTTAAATATTTCTGGGGGAAATCTTGGAATTAATAATGTTGTAAGTGCTGTAAATGGTGCGTTAAAAGTTAACTACAATGCCCAAGGATTGATAACTGGATCTAGTGCGTTAACTGCCTCAGATTTAAGTGCAGTAAAAGCAACAAGTTCTGCAATTGGTGCTGTTTCTGTTCCATCATCTGGAGGCTTAAGTGTTAGTGGAACAGGTGAATTAAGCATTAGTGCAACAACAACAGGAACTACAATATCAGGTCTGACTTATAACTCATTTGGACAGATTACTGGCTCTACAGCATTAGTTGGGTCTGATTTGCCGACTGCTGATAATAGTAATAAAGGAGCTGTAATTGTTCAAACTGGTGGTGGATTAGAGGTTGATAGTTCAGGTAATTTAAGTACATCAACAAGCGGAATCAGTGCTGGTACTTATCAATCAGTAACCGTAAATAATAAGGGTGCAGTAACAGCAGGTGCAAGCCTCACAAGTGCGTTAATCCCTGATCTTCCAGCTAGTAAAATAACTAGTGGAAGTCTTGATGCTGCAAGGATACAGGCTGATTCTATTGATGGCACAAAGCTGGCAAATGGATCAACAACAATAATACAATCTATAGCCCAATTAGGGTTCCCAACGGCATTATTTACTGGACAGCTACTTTTTGACCCTATAGCTGAAGAGGCATACCTATGGGATGGTAATGCTTGGAACGCAATCACGACCTTAACTAAGGGAAGTTTACAGCGATTTGGAACCTTTGATCCATCTACTAGCCAAGTTACTTTTGTAACTGCTGCTGGACAGGCTGCTGGTTTAACAGTTGGACAAAATTTACCAACAGCGTCATCTTCAGTAGACGGTGGATATGTCGTAATTAATAATATTGGAACACCTAGCGGAATATCAGGAATAACTGTTGAATTAAAGCCGCCCGACTACCTCTTAGGGGTGACAAGTTCAAGTGCAAGTAACTGGGTGCGTATCGAGTTATCAGATACTGTTGCTTCTCAGCAAGCTTCGGCAATTTCTTATACTCCATTTGGTCAAATTTCATCAACAAATGTTCAAGCAGCTATTGATGAGATCGAGACAGAAAAAGTAGCAAAAGCAGGGTCAACTATAACTGGAGAATTATTAATAGGTTCAACTGGATCTCTTGTCTTTGAGGGAAGCACTGTTGATAATTTTGAACTAACACTTGCTGTTTCTGATCCTCAACTTTCAGATAAAACTTTAACGCTTCCAGATATTACAGGAACTCTAATTTCAGATGCTGATACTGGAACTGTTTCAAGTCAAATGATATTGGATGGAACGATTTTAAACGTAGACATAAACGCCTCAGCAGGGATACAACTTAGCAAGCTTGAAACTGTTACTGCTGGGCAGATATTAGTAGGAGCTGCATCAACTGGAACTATTACGGCTGTCAATATGACGGGTGATATTTCCATTACTAATGCTGGTTTAACGGCAATTGAAGCTGGAAAGATTGTTGATTCAATGGTTAGTGGTTCAGCCGCTATAAGTGGATCAAAAATTGAATCTGGATCAACTACTGTTGCTGGTGTTTTACAACTATCAGATAGCACATCATCAAATTCAACTTCATTGGCAGCAACTGCTAATGCAATAAAGACTGTAAATGATGCATTAACTACTACTACTTCAACCGCTGATGCTGCCTTGCCAAAAGCTGGGGGAGATATGAGTGGAGCTTTGAATTTAGATAATCAAAGTGAACTTAAATTTAGTGAATCAGATTCTAATGGCTCTCATTATTTAGGTTTTAAAGCTCCAGCCTCAGTAACTGCTGATGTAACTTTCATTCTTCCAGATGGAGATGGAACAAATGGGCAAAGACTACAAACAGATGGATCAGGAAATTTAAGCTGGGGAAATGACAATGCAACTGATAACACTAAGCTCCCACTTGATGGATCAGGAACAATGGCAGGAGCCATTGCAATGGGAACTAATAAGATTACTGGAATGGGTGATCCAACAGCCGCCCAGGATGCAGCAACTAAAGCCTATGTAGATACAGCAGATGCTTTAAAACTTAATTTATCAGGAGGATCTTTAACTGGAGATCTGACAATAAATGCTCAGAAAGATTTGAGGTTTGCAGATAGTGATTCAAGTAATTGGGTAGCTTTACAAGCTCCAGCGACAATAGCAAGTAACTTTACTTTGACTCTTCCAGCAACAGATGGAAGTAGTGGGCAAATATTAAAGACTGATGGAAGTGGAAATTTAGGATGGGTAAACGATGCAACAAATACTGCTGCTGGAGATTTAACTGGAACAACTCTTGCTTCTAATGTCGTTTCCAGCTCTCTGGAATCTCTTGGAACGCTTACTTCACTTGGTATTAGTGGAAACCTAACAGTCGATACAAATACACTTCACGTTGACGCTACGAATAATC